CCGGCCTCGCGCTGATGCCCTTTCAGGACAAAGGCAGCGATCTCCTCGCCGCCTCGGCCCGGGCCATGCTGGTCTGGGATCCCGGCGTCGGCAAGACGCCCACGGCCGTCAGGGCCAGCGTCAAGGCCAAGGCGGGGAGGGTTCTGGTGTTCTGCCCGCCCATCGCCGTCAGCGTCTGGCGCAATCACTTCCGCGACTGGGGCGACGACGCGCTCCCGGTCATGGTTTACGCTGCCAGCGCTTCGTTCTCACCCTACAAGTTCGTGGTCCCGCCCGGGGTCAAGATCGTTCCCTACTCGCGGATCACCGAGCGCTCGCCGATCATCCCGGCTCTTCTCAGGGACACGTACGACGTAGTGATCATAGACGAAGCGCACTACCTCAAGAACCCCGAGGCGATCCGCACCAAAGGCGTCTACGGCCCCAAGATAGATCTCCTCAAGACACCGCTAGTCACGGCCAGACACGTGTGGTGTCTGACCGGGACGCCCGTCCTCAACCATGCAGCGGAATTCTGGACCCATCTGCACGCTCTCAAGCCGGACGCAATTATTCTCCCACAGTTGGGGGTTATGGACATCGACACGTTCGTGCGGCGGTTCTGCGTCACCCGGACGACGACTTACGGCTCGCCCCGGATCATAGGGTCGAAGAACACCCACGAACTCGCCGAGCGGATCAGGGGGTTCTCCCATCGCAAAACGCTCAAGGAGGCGATGCCCGATATGCCGGAGCTTCGCATCGTCGACCACCCGCTGCCGGACACCGATGTCGACCCAAACCTGCGAGCCGAGATGGCCCGGGCGCTGATCAAGCTCAAGCTCGACCCCGAGACCATGACCGACGACGAGCTTCTGGCCGAGATCCAAGCCGGAAACGTGGCGTTCTCCACCGTGAGACGCCTGATCGGGCGCGCCAAGATCAGCGCCGTCGCCAAGCTCACGGAAGACTTCCTCGGAGACAACGAAGACGCCAAGCTGATCCTCTTCGCCCACCATCGCGAGGTGATCGAGGCTCTGGCCTACAAGCTCTACGCCCATAGCCCGCTGGTCATTCACGGCGACACGCCTCTCAGGGCGCGGGACACATACATCGAGCAGTTCCAGATCAACCCGGCTCGGCGTCTGATCATCTTGGCTATCGAAGCCGCCGGGGAAGTCATCACGCTTCACGCGGCGCACAACGTCTTCATCGCCGAGCCCTCCCCGGTGCCGAACAAGAACTATCAAGCGATCTGTCGCGCTTATCGTAATGGCCAGCGCAACGCCGTCCTCGCCCGGTTTCTCTTGCTTTCGGGCACCCTCGACGCCCGGCTGATGGAGATCGTCGCGCGCAAGACCCGGGACATCGCGAAAATCGTGGACGGCAAAGCGTCAAAGCCGTTGACAGCCCCGATCTTCCCTGCTACAGCCTAGACCCCTTAAGACAAGGAGTAACACTGTGGCTAAATTGGTTCTCAGGTTTGAAGCTGACAGTTGGGATGAATTGATGTCCCAACTCCGGGGCGTTTCGGCCGAGCCGGGCGCGCCCTCGGCCGCGCAGGATTTCCCCAGCGACAACGGTGAAGACACTCAAGGCGAACCCGCCTCCGAGCCGACGCCCGAACCCGCCGCCGCCGCGCCCGAACCGGCGAAGGCTCCCAAGACTAAGAAGGTCAAGCCTGCCCCGCCGCCGACGCCCGAGCCCGAGCCCCAAGCTACGGAGATCGAGCTTCCCTCGCTCGAAGCGCTCAAGACCGTGGTCACTCAGGCGGTGCGCGCCGCCCAGCAGAAGAAGGGCCCCACCCGTATTCTCGAACTCCTCCCGGCGTTCAAGGCCGAAACAGGTCTGGAGTATGTGATGAACGCGCAGAACGAGCATCGCCCGGCGCTCTACTCGCTGCTGCAAAGCGCTGGCGTGGAGACGGTCTGATGCTCCACTTATTGATCATCGTCTTCCTCCTGTGTGTCGTTGGCGGCATCGCCCGCGCAATAGACGAGACCATGGAGGAAAACAGGAAGGATCGGCAGCGGCGCGAGCTTGAGCGCAAGCGCAAGGAATGGCGCAAGGAGCAACAACGGATGGAGGAGTTCATGTGTGGCGAGCGCGAGCGCCAGTCCGGACTGGAGACGGTCTGATGTTCTGCTTCGTGATCGTGCTCGCCGTCCTCTTCGCGTGGTTCGCCTTTTGGAGCCTCGCCGTCGACGTGGACCGCATTATCCGTGAAGCTCACGGCGGCAAGTAAACGGTGGCCAGTGAGCGACGACATGCGCGCCTCGGCCCGTCGTCCAGCGAAATCTGGACTACGTGCGCGGGCGCGCCTCGCGAATGGGCGAAGCGCCCGCCCAAGAAGGCCGGTTGGGCCGCGCACGAAGGAGTTCTCGCCCATACTTTGTGCGAGGCGGCGATCAAGCGTGGCGGTCAGGTCGCGTGGCAAGCGGGCCAGACCTTCACCGTCGAAGGCTCGATAGTCGAGATCACCCCCGAGATGCTCGACGCGGTGAGGATGTTCGTGCAGACCGTCTTTCGACTAGCCGACACAGCGCTCTGGCGCGCCACCGAAACTGAAGTTTCCCTTAGCTGGCTCTGGGGAGACGAAGAGCCGCCTGACGATATTTTCGGCACCACTGACTTCGCCGCATGCGATCTCACCACGCTTTACGTGCTCGACTTCAAATATGGACGCGGCAAGGCCGTGGGAGCCGAGCGCAACACCCAGTTACTAATGTACGCGCTCATGGTTTACGGCAAGTTGGAGAAAGAGCGCCCGGACCTGATCGCCGCCATCGAGACCGTGTGTCTGGTGATTATTCAACCGCGGGCGGGTGGGCTCAAGACTTGGGCGATCCCGGTCGGCGAGCTTCTCTACTGGGGCTATGGCGTCTTGAAGCCGAAGATCGACGCGATCTGCGATCCGCTCGAAAACCTTGAGCTTACGCCCGGCAACCACTGCTATTTCTGCGCCGCCGCCATCGACTGCGAAGCTTATGCCCAACATCGAACCGCCAAGAGCGTCGCCAGCTTCCCCGACGTGACCGAAGACATGCTGGAGCCGGTATGATGACCCATCCTCTCGACATTGCGCATCTTTTGACCCTGCCGAGCGAGCCGAAGGCGATGACGCCCGACGCGGCGCGCGCATTGCTCCGGGACGCGCTCAGACGCGTCGCTGCGCGCAGACGCGCCGCGCTCACCCGTGACGGGCCGTCGTTCACCCCGCAAAGCGGAACAGACCAAGAGGACAGAAAGGACTTCACCATGGCTACCAAGGTAGTGCTCACGCCCCCGGGGACGGGCTCGTTTCTCAATCTCCAGAAGCCCCGGGCGATTATCGAGGGCGGCGAGGAGAGGTTCTCCCTCTCCATCATCTTCTCCAAGAAGGATCAGGCGCGGCCCGAGTTCGCCAACCTTCAGAAAGCGGTGGACGAGGCGCTGCGCGAGCGCTGGCCGAACAAGCTCCCGGTCGGCCTGATCTCGCCGTTCCACGACGGCGGCGAGAAGGCCGGGCAGTACGAAGGCTATCACAACGGCGACATCTTCATCTCGCCGTGGACCAAGTCGAAGCCCGGCTGCGTCAACGCCCAGCGCGAGGACATCATCGACTTCAGCGAGTTCTACGCTGGCTGGATCGTGCGCGCCAACGTGCGCCCGTTCGCCTTCGACCGGGCGGGCAAGCGCGGCGCGTCGTTCTTCCTTGAGAGCGTCCAGTTCCTCAAGCCCGGCCCGCGCCTCGACGGCCGCAAGGCGGCCAGCGAGAGCTTCCCGACCGACGGCGAAGGCGGGGCCGAGGCCGAACTGGAAGACGATCCGGTCTGAGTTGTGCCGCGCATCGCAACCCGGATCGCCGCCGCCGTTGCCGGGGTCTCCCTAACTCTCCCGGCGACGGCGGCCTGCCACCACTACCGTGTCTGGCGTTATCCACAGCCGCAACGCTGTGGCGCTCCGTCAGAGTTCAGCGTCAGACCCGCCCCCGAAGATCATTCTTGGTACGTCGAAATTATCGTCGACGAGCGGGCCGAGGCCATCGCGAAATTGAAGACCCTGCTGAATGGAGAAGTTCATGAACGACGTTGACACCCACATCGAGGACTATTCCCAGCCGCCCTACCTCACGACCGAGACCCGCCGTCTCTCCGAGCGCTACGCCACCCTGCCGGGGATCGACACGACCGGGATCGAACACGCCATCCGCGCCCACGACGCCAGCTTCCCCGACATGGGCGAAGTCCTGCAATCCCGCAACGCCGTGCATGGCGACTTCACCGACGACGCGGCGTTGTCGCAAGCGCTCAAGGACGTGATGCACGTCGGGCGCAACTGGCCGGTCCTCAATCCGGTTCAGCGCGAGGCGTTGGAGCAGATCGCCACCAAGATCGGGCGCATCCTGTCGGGCGATCCTAATTACCCTGACCATTGGTTTGATGGTATTGGGTATTTTACTTTGGTGTTAAGAGCGTTGGAGAAATA